TAGATTTTTTTTCGAATATTCCAAACAGGCAGTAATTGACCCGTCTTCATCTTCCTCTGTCTTCAGTAATTCGTCGAAAAAATAAACTTCTTCTATGACTTTTCTGCTCTCCGTTCCCCACCACCTAAGAACATTATCTGAGCCTTGCAATCGTTTTTGTATGGAGGATATTTCGCTCATAGGTCAAAGGCTTCGTCATCTTTAAAGGGTTGTATTTCCATTAGGGATTTCTTTCTGCCGTTAATAAATGATATTTTATAAGTGCTCTTCTTGGTTCTTGAAATTTTATTTATAAATTTAAACAAGCATCCGTGGCAAATAGTGGTGGTTTTCTTTCCCTTGCTGACGTCAAAATAAGCTATTTTTTTTCTTTCAAAAAGTATTTTGTAATGAGGCTTTGGGTAGTCAATACCGCAATTACCACAAGATACTTCTTTGGCGCACTTGTACGGCCTTAAAACCTTAACCTCTATCATGTTTTATTTTACACTACTTATAGAGGTCAGCGCAAAGGCCTATTATACAAAAATTACTTCACCTCCTTTATAACGAAAGTATCACTATTCTTTTTCTTAAGATCTTTTAAATATTTTTTAGCTTTTTTAAGCCCTTCGTCGTTGTAGTTAAATGCGCCAAACGTAAAGTTCTTTTCGTTTGTTATGACATAGTAACTTTTTTTGTCTTTTATTTTAGGCATCGTTTTTGTCTTCCAGTTCTTGATACAATAACTCTTTAATCAATTTTAGGTTGTGCGTGATCCACCCGTCCCCATCTTGAGCAACGTCGGAATCCTTATCAGACTCTATTTTGTCGTCGATGGATGATTTTTCTATTACTTGATCCAATAAGTCTATAGCTTGTTCGATCCTTTCCATGAGGAACTTTTATATAAATTTTTCCATATGTCTAGCTTTTTCTGCTTAGGTACTTTGAGTACCTTACCCATTTTACTCCAATCCATTTAGTCCCTTTTTCAACGGGTAATGAAGAATGCAAGCTTTCTTCTATGGGTTTATTTTCTGAAAAATTCGACCAAAATAAAACCCTACCTATCCTTGGCTCTATTTTAAAATTATCTAATTTAGGAAATCCAGTTTCACCGCCATCGTAAGAGCTATTCAGATAAAACAAAACACTGTAGGCTCTTTGGCCTCCTCTCTCCATGTCTGCCTCGTAGTTTTCAGCCCCCTCTAAAAAGAAATCATAATGTGGAACGTAATGTCCATCTTTGCGATAGTTTATTATGTTTAAGTGCTCTTGATTCTCTATCGGTAATCGGGTGATTAGTGAGGTTATCTTTTCTATTTTTTCTATCGTGCCGTAAATCTTTTGCTGGGGATTGTAATGGGATTTTACGAGAAGCCTTTCCTTCGCGTCTCTAGACTTACGATCTTTTATCACCCCCTCATCATAATCCAACACCGCTACGTCCTCCAAGTGTGGACAGGCCTCCTTAGTAAGAAGAGAGCATTCCTCCTTGGATAGTATGTCGTCGCATACCCAGAGGAATTCTGCTATTTGAGAAAAATCATGCAGCACTAAGGCTTATTTAGCGCAAGTACATGGAGTTTTGCAAGAACATTTTTCCACGCAAGGACACGAGCTTTGGCATGGCAAACACACGCATCCAATAACAAAAATAGAGGCTGTAGCAATTAGTAAGTATTTCACTTAGATATTCTTTCTTTTAAGATCAATATTTTGGGGTAAGTCACGCGAAGCATAAAGGGAAACATTTTTTTAGCACCTGCCTCGTCTGCCTCATCGGCTTTTTCTTTTTCCTTGGGCGTGTTTTCAACTGGCATTTTCTTTAGCTCATCTTCTGTTGGCATCGGCATCTTAGCGTCTAGCGCCCACATGATTTTATGTTTTTCGCAATACTCAACCATCCTTCGAACGGGAACGATAAGGTTAAACCCCTCCCCCGCTCCACGAACAAGCATCCCTACATATCTTGCATCTTCTTTCCTGTAGACGCCCCCACCCGAAGATCCCGGAAAAGCCGTGCAAGTTGTTTGGTCAAAAATTCTTTTATTTATTTCTTTCAAGATCCTTCCATGTTGAGAATAAATTCCATCAGTCATTGAATTCGCGCCTTGTTGCCCAAGTAGCGACCCAACGTGAAGTAGGTCTGCCCCTAAAGGTGGAATCTTTTCTTCAAGGTAAAACGATACAGTGTCTTTAACAAAATTAAATTTTCTGATTCTGAGAAGGGCCAAATCATGACCATCTTTAGAGTCGCTATACTTTAGAACTTCTGCGTCCATTTGTAACCGTCCAACCGTGCGCCCCTCTTGTCTTATTTCTTTGACCACTATAGGGTCTTTGAATTCTACGATGGTTTTAGAAACGCCACCCACTAACGCTTTTCTCTCTTTTCTTAGATTATCTACGACATGCGCCGCCGTCCAAACGAAATTTACTAAATTGCCTTTTGCGTCCTTGCGGGTAAATACTACACCTGATCCTTCCCCGTTGGAATATGACCCTTCGGAACGAATGGTTACAGACACATTCTGAAGATGCTCTGCTGTGGTTGGTTTTTTGGGTTTTTCTGCCGCGAAGGCGACAAAGGAGGTAAGAAGTAAGGCAAGTAAAGTATTTTTCATTATAATTTTCCTCTTAACAATTTACACCGTTTTAACGACGTAGAAGGAGGAAAACTACTTCAGACCAGTAAATTCAGAGGAGGATCTTATTTTTTGTCCTAATCCGTCTATTATTTGAATGCCAAGATTGGAGCAAACTGCATTTTCAGGTATCTCGTGAGATGTTCTGTCCCCTCCTTTCGCGAAAATATCTGGCTTTAAAAAGGCCAAGCTAAGAGTGACCGTTGGGTCTATGTCTATGGATGTGAAAACTTCATCTACCACCCTTAAGGAGCTAACTATTTTAAGCCTGTCTTCAAGGGGCATAAAAGACTCCCCTTTCTTGAGGGAGGCTTGCCTGTCGTTATTCACTATTACTATTAGCTTGTCGCCAAGAGCCCTTGCTTTTTCTAGATATTCTATATGTCCTACGTGAATAGGGTCAAAATATCCACTGGCGGCAACAATTTTACCTATGCGGAGAGGCTTGAAGTCTATGTCGGTCTTCATTTAAAGAACTGACTTTGTAATCTTTTTGGAAACGGAGGTATATTCGTCACTCACATAATGTTCGCTCCCACCATCGGTAGTGATCATGGTTCCCCCCTTGCCTTTAATTCTGAAGGACTCAATGCTGGCAATATTTTTAGGGTTAATGGAAAACTCTTGAGTCGCAGATCTTGGCGTTCCGAGCTTAGTGAAGCTATATTTATTAAGTCTGATCATTTTCATTTTTTTTGCCTTTTCTGTTTCGTTTTTTCCAGTCTATTTTATCGTAGTTGTCCTTGTATTTTCTAGAAAAGCAGTTTCGAGGCTTGTCGCCCTTCCCTGCTCTATTGGACTTCTTCGCCATCTATGGAACCAAAAAGAAAATAATTAGTCAAGCTTAATCCCCAGAGCTTCCAAAGCCTCCTTGGCCTCTCTCGCTATCGCTAAGGTCTTCCACTTCGACGAACTCCAACGACAAACAAAGTTCAAAGATTATCTGAGCAATTCTATCTCCCTCTCCTATGTCGATTGGGCTAGAGCCCAGATTAATTAAAACGACCCCAACCTCATCTCTATACCCGCTGTCGATAACGCCAGCTAGAACGTCCAACCCCTTCTTAACGGCCAAGCCGCTCCTTGGCGCGATTCTACCATAACAACCGTCAGGTATAGAAATGCATATCCCAGTTTTGACTATCCTTCTTTCGGCAGGTTTTATGTGGTGATCTTCCACGGAATAAAGATCATAACCAGCATCAGATTCATTGGCTTGCGTAGGTATGATCGCGTTGTCTGATATTTTTTTTATTTTTACTTGTTGTAGATGTTCCATCGCTAGTCAATTTTATATCCATGATGGCTTAGGACTTCAATACATAAATCTATGAATTCTCCCGTTGTCATATCTCCCTTCGCCATATTTGCTTCCTTACAGGTCACTCCAAGATTACCTAGCTCATTAGAGCCCCCCTTAGAAACAGGGTGAATGTGGTCTAGTTGATACTCAGCCTTCTTTGAAAGGTCTAATTGTCTGCCAGTTAAATAGCATTTTGGGGCTTCTCCGACTTTTTCTATGAACTCTTTGACTCCAAAATTATTTTTGCATCTATTCCTTCTGATCCCGTCGTTGGCCCTCGACTTGTACATCTGGACCTTCCTCTGCTGGGGGGAGTGTTTGTTTTGGTTTCTCTTCTCCCTTTTTAACTTATAAGCCGGAGAAGAGCTTCTCGAATGAAAAAATGATTCTATCTTTCTGCCTATGATCCCAGTAGCGCTTTTTCTGTTTATTTTATTTCTTGATACTATTTTCTTTTTGGTAGTTGAATTACAGTGATAAGCAACCGTGGATTTAGAGCATCCTAGCTCTGCGACTATCTGATTGTAGGTGTAGCCTTTCCTTCTGAACTCTAGAATTTTAGACTTTAAATCCATAATGGCACACCCAGAGGGATTCGAACCCACGACCCCAAGTTTAGAAAACTCGTGCTCTATCCAACTGAGCTATGGGCGCACAATTTTAAACTACTGCGCGACCCTTGTCCTGCATCCAGTCAAGCTCTGACCTGTCTATACCATTATTTCTGCGTATAGCGGCTTGGATTAAGAATGGAGGCACATCTTTTTCTGCCATTTGATGAACGAGGGAGTTCATGTCTTTTGGGAAGCAAGTCCCACCGAAACCCCCTTTACCGTCTGGCCCCGGAACAGCGGTATGACTCTCTCCAACTCTCTTGTCGAGAATCACTAATTCTCTAAGCTCGTCGTACTCCACCCCACAAGCCTGAGAAAACTTTTCTATTTCGTTAAAGAAAGAAACTTTCGTAGCTAAAAAACAATTTCTTGTGAGTTTAACTAATTCAGCCATAGAGTTAGAAGTACAATGAATGCTTGGCGCGTTTTTAATCTTTCCGTCTTCCTTCGCGAACTTGATAATGAACTTCATTATTTGAGGTAAATTAGTGTCATTGGTATCAAAAGACCCTATTATCCAATCCTTCTGCTCGTAAAAATCTTTCTTCCAATTTTGCTCGGTTAAAAATTCAGGCATGAAGTTTACGCCCTTCTCCGCACAAAAACCAACGGGGACAGTAGACCTGACTACTATGTAAGGGCCATCATCAAACCCTTTTAGATCTGTGATTACTTTTTCAACTATCTCAGTGTGGCACTCTCCATTATGCTTCATAGGGGTAGGCACACAAACAAATACTACATTGCAATATTTTAGAGACTCAAAATCACATCCTTCAGGCGAGCACTTGCTTGGGTCGGTATCGTAAATTACCACCTCTGTCCTCTTAGATCCAAACAAAGAAGTTGCTTTACCTACGTAGCCATTTCCAACTATGCCAATCCTAATGTTTTTTATTTGGCTAAAGCTTATGTATTTTTTATCCATTTTAATCTATAATTAAAAAACCCCCATTCGCATGGGGGGTGTGATTTATTGTCCGTTTGGAAGAGAGGGAACTTCAGGGACTTTATCTAATACGTCCTTTTTTATTACCTGTCCTTCATCAGTGGATAGAATAGCATCTTGCAATTTGATAACTGAATGTACCAAATAACCCGTAAAAAGAAAATTAAATGCAAGTAACATGATTACGATTCTCTGGCGGAGAAGTCCTTTGTCTTGACCGCAATCGTCTGCATGAATCTCGCACTCTTTCTTTTCAGGGGCTGCTTTCTTCGTTGAGGCCTTTTTAGGGGCTGTTTTCTTTGCTGTTTTCTTAGCTGGCATAGATTTTTTATCTTTAGGGCGATAAATAACAAAAGTCAAGTTTATTTTTTAAGGAAAGTGGTATTTTCGAAAATAAAGTCTGCTAAGTCCCTAACGGTTTTTATGTTATTGAAGTCTAAGCCAGTATTGTCTATTTGAATAGAGTGAATGTCCTCCATAGCCATGATCATATCTATAGAGTCTAAGGAGTCTATTTCTACTTGCTCCATCGGGGTATCGAGAGTCACTTCTATGTCTCCAACGGTGGTGGCGTCACTTATTTCTTGAAGGACTATTTCGTAAATTTTTTCCTTTGAGTCTTCCATTCTATATCTCCAGTTCAAACTTCGAGCATAAGGCTCTGTAAAACTCTTTGTGCTCGTCTTTTATGTTTTCGCTCCCGATCTTTAGTGCGTGATGAATAAACCCAAGTTTATAGGATGGAAGGAACTCTGTGTCAACTTCTATTTTACTTTTAGACAAACTAACCAATAGAAACATTAAAACATCCAACTCGTCTTGAGATAAGGAGTTTATTGTATGCCTGTAAATCACTTTTTTTCTATGATGCAAACAGCCGTTGCGTAATCTCTGGAATGGCTTATGCTCAAAAAGCAATTAAGATCTTCAGGGAAATTACCATTAGGAAAATAGATCACTGGCTTTCCGTTTTCGTCTCTCATAATCTCCATTTCTATGAAGGGGATCATTTTCTTTACGCTCCCAGTTAACGCTTTGTGAGTCGCCTCTTTTGCCGCCCACCTACCAGCTATGGAATGAGAGCTATAGCCTTTATTAAGGCAATATTCTTTTTCTTTCTCGGATAAAAACTTATCCAAAAAGGCTTCCCCCTTAGAAGATAAGACCGCCTCTATTCTTAGTATGTCCTGTATATCAGTACCAACGCCAACTATCATATCTTTAAAATTTCTCTCTCATCCATCTTAACGGTAATATTTTCTGAGCCGTATGTGGAAAGAATTAGAGCCTTGTCTTCCTCGGATAGTTTTTCGTCAATAGCAGAAACAAAATTTTTAAATTCTTGGGCTTTTTGTTGTTTATGGCATTTGCAGCAGGATAAAAAAGCCTTTCTCAGTAAATCAGCACTTTTAAAAAACGAAATGCTCTTCAAAGTCTCGCTTGCTAAGGCAAAATCCATAAAGTTTCTATAGTCAATTTCCGTTGGCATAAAAAATCTTCCCTATTAATAAGTACACTAAAAGGGAAAACAGATTAACTAATGGAAAAAAATAAAGAAGGTCAAACGCTAAACAAAAAATAACACTCAACCATACAGATAAGCAGGTCTGACAAGTCACAAGAGCGACAACAAAAGAGCCCCCCTTATATTTGACCCTTAAAAAAGATAGATAATCTAAAACATGATCGGGGTCTTCTTTATCGTAAACATGGACCCCGAACCAAGAATGGAGATTAAAATACCTAACGTAATATTCGAAAGCGTCACTCTCAAACCATATCAACATAATCAAAACTATCCAACCGCAACAAAGTAAAAAGCTCTCAGTCATATTTTAGCTCCGCTTTCTCCGCCTTAGTAAAAACTAACTTAGCTACCTCGTCCCCCCTTTCGATAAAAAAGGAATTAGTATCACCGAAAAAATGAGACGTAGCCAAGGCGCTTTTGTTCTTTATGAATAAAAAATCAGGCAAGGAATTGTTAATGAGTACCACCTCTATATTTTGATTATTAAAAAAATAACTCGCAGGGAAGGAAATCCCATTCTTATAGAGTAATTCCGGTAGCGGCAACACTTGAGCCGCAAAGCCGCTCGGCATACCGAAGGAGATGTCAAAAGACATGACTTTTCTTTCGCACGGATCTATTTTGATCCTCTTAGGCGAAATTAAATGAAAAATATTACCATCAGCCCTGACGGGATCAATGGCTCGCTCAGACAGTTTTTCTACTGTGAAAAACATAACCCAGCATGAGCTAGGCTCGATATTGTCTTTTGTCAGCCACTAAATTTTCCCGTTTCCAGATTCACCCCAGCGTCATCAACTGTGGCTAGGCACTTTTTGTAAGTATACAGGGGTCTCCCGACTGAGTCTGCTTTTTTGCCAGTCCTGAAGATTACTCCCTCTTTGACGGCTTTCCTCATCTTTACTCGGACGGCAGTAGGGGTTATTTCTTTTCCTGTTCTACTTTTCAATTCTGCAAGTACGTCTCTCGCGGTGAATTCTTGATTCGGCCAAGAGACATCAATAGATGGGCGTCCTCGTTTTTTGGCTATTGTTTTGTTAGGTATGTTATCTTTCATCCGCCTCAACCCTATTAGAAAAGATTTTAATTACAAGCTTTTTTTTGATTTTTTTGGTTTATCCGGTAACTTGCAGGGTGACTGTATTTGACGCAAGCTTGACTCTTTTCGAATGGTTCAAAGAAAAGGACTCTTTCTCCATAAAGTCCGACTTTAAGGCCGCTTTCCCAATTTCGCTAGAGGAGGAGAAGGACAAGGCCGTGATTGCGGCTTCCCTTAAGGATATGGTCAACGCGGAAATGCTGGCCGAAGGTGAAGCTGATGGATCTCCAATTTGGCTGCTTAAAAGAAAATTGGGCCAAATGAACCAGAACGTGGAAATAACTTACAACACCGCATCTGAGGTGGCTCTACTCGTGAATACTTTTTGCGATGTGTCCGGAATGGGCCAATATACTTGTGACCCAAGTGAAATAAAGGAAGGAGATATAAAATCTTTATGCTACATAGCTCAAACTATGGCCGCCGCCCAAGAAAGCCTTGACGAAGAGAGTGAATGATGAGACCTTCGGATCAAAGGTAGCCAATCCTTTTAAGCTCGCTGAGAGAAAACAGTAGAGTTTTCCTAAGATGACCGAAGAAAAGTAGGGTGGGGAGGCTTTAACCCAAATCAAAAGGTACAGCAACCTGTTATTGCGACAGGAAAAAAGGACTCGTAGTTAATTACTATGGCATTGCCCCGGCGTGTTGTGGTAAACGAGCGTAAGTAGAGTTTTCAAGCACAGTCCCTCTCGCCTCTCTATGAGGTAGCTTGTTGTAGGATCAGGCCTACTCGCATTTGTCGCGCTCCCCACGCATTATAAATTAAGGGGCTTCAAAGAAGATTCGCATTATGGCAAATATTATACCCTCTTTTCTAGGGGGTATTTTGCCCTTATTGCTTAAAGAAAAGTTCACATTATCAAAAAGACTTGAATTATAAAAAATAAAATTATATAATTATTATTATGCCAAAAAAGTTTTTCATTGGAATCGGAGGAGTTGCGGGTTGCGGAAAAGACACTTTCTTTCAATTAGCGAAACAAATACTTGAAAAGGAAGACCTTTCCATTCAGAGACTGTCTATAGCAGACCACTTAAAGGAGGATCTCAGAGATTTCATAAAAGATAAATTTGACATAGACCCGACAGATTGCACCCGAAGCGAAAAGGATAGAATAAGACCACTACTCGTTACCTACGGGATGCTGAAAAGGGAAGCTTCTTACGGTAGATATTGGATTGAGAAAGTCGATGATTACATAAAATCTTTATCTATTACAAGAAAGACTTTGTTTATAGTAACCGACTTAAGGTTTAGTTATTATGAAAAAGATGAAACCTATTGGCTTCAAGAGCAAAAAAGGGGAATCGTAATACATCTAAGTAGATTCGAGGAAGAGATCAACAGCGAAGGAGAAAAAATAAAAAACTTCATAGTTCCAGCGAACGAAGAAGAGCGTATGCATGACCCATTGGTTAAAGTTAGGGCTGATTACAAATTTCAATTTCCGACCCTTGACACTAATGATGATCAATTTATGAATAATTTAAAACCAAAAGTTAGAAGCGCCCTTAATAAAATTAAAAAAGATTATGGGCACTTTTTTAATTGACAAGGATAATAGCACCATGCTAGATACGGGGTGATTATGTCAGACGATAATAACAACCAAAATAAAGAAAAAAACGAGTGGCAAGAGCGAGAGCTTGGAGCACTCTGGGTAAGAGAAGGCAAATCCGGTAAATATTTTTACGGGAAATTTGGCGATCAAGCGTGTGTTATCTTTAGGAATAAACACAAGACATCAGACAAGCATCCAGACTTCATAGTATACAAGTCTGAAGATAAAAAATCGTTTACTCAAGAAAAAGAGAAAAGCGAAGAAACAGTATCTACCGCCGAAAACAAAGACGATGATCTGTTTTAAGAGATGAACTTCGCCCTTCACCTACCGCTCAACTCCGTTTCCTTTGGTCAAGTATCAGTCCAGATACTTAGGGAAATTCACAAGCGCTCCTTGGAGCCTTCTATTTTTACCATCGGGAACGGGGTTGACCTTTCCTCTCAGCAAATCGATAAAGACTTTGGAGAATGGATACAAAACTGTATCAATAAATCACTAACGTCTCACGATAGAAAAACACCAACTATAAAGCTTTGGCATCTGAATGGCTCCTTGGAGTCCTATAGCGAGAAGCAGATCTTAGTTACTTTTTACGAACTAGACAATCCAACTCCCCATGAGCAGAACATCGCTAAAAATAATACTACGGTATTAACATCTAAATATGCTCAAGAAGTTTTCAATATTAAAGGAGTAAAATGCGATCACGTCCCTCTTGCATTTGACTCTAGTAATTTCACAAAAACTAAAAAGAATTATTTTACTGACGGTAGAATCACCTTCAACGTGGTAGGAAAATTAGAGAAAAGAAAAAGGCATCAAAAAACTATACGAGCATGGGCCAAAAGATTCGGGAACGACAAAAAATACTTCCTACAATGCGCCGTATACAACCCCTTTATTTCAGAGCAAGACAACAACGGTTTAATTAATCAAATACTAGAAGGACAAGGGTATTTTAACATAAATTTCTTGGGCCACATGCAAAAGAATAGCGTCTACAATGACTTCCTTAATTCTGGCGATATAATTTTAGCCATGTCCGGAGGAGAAGGTTGGGGTCTACCTGAGTTTCATTCTGTCGGCTTAGGTAAACATGCTATAGTCATGAATGCTCACTCGTACAAAGAATGGGCGAACGAAGAGAACTCCATCTTAGTAGAGCCTAAAGAAAAAATAGATTGTTACGATGGAATGTTTTTTAAGCCAGATCAGCCATTCAATCAGGGGCAAATCTTTGATTACGACGAAGACGAATTTATACACGCTTGTGAAGAGGCTATAAAAAAAGTTGAGTCAAGCAAAATAAATGAAGCTGGGCTAAAAATTCAGGAAGACTTCAAGATAAATAAAACTGTTGACACTCTTCTCGGTCTGATATAAGGTCATGCCCTGTTACGTATTTGAGCACCCCACAACAAGAGAAGTGATTGAAGTCGTTCAATCCATGAAGGAGGAGCACGTCTACGTTGACGAAGAAGGGGTCGAATGGGATAGAGTATTTGCAGTTCCTAATGCATCAGTAGACACTACCCCACTTAACCCAAACCAGTTTGTTGAAAAGACAAGAAATCAAAAAGGTTCGATGGGGGATCTCTTTGACCAAGCTAAAGAAGCAAGCGATAAAAGAGCAAAGGTCCACGGGGGGGAAGACCCCGTGAAAAAAGAATACTTTAAAAAGTGGAGCAAAGACAGAAACGGGAAAATACACCCAAGTCAAGGAGGGGCGGGTCTCACCTAGATTTATCAGTACACTTTTTTTCTTCCGGCAAAATTAAAAGTTCTCCTGCACTTCTTTTTGTGAAAAAAATCACTAAAAGACTGTAAATTCTATTACATCATGAATCAAAATTCTCAGGCTATACACGTAAAAAAAAGAAATGGAAGACTGCAAAAGCTAGACATAGATAAAATTAACCTTTGTGCCACATGGGCATGTAGCGATTTAGAAAATGTATCAGCAAGCGAAGTAGTTTTAGACGCTCACGTCCAAATTTATGATAAAATAACCACGGATGAAATAGACAAGGCCCTCATCATGAGCGCCCGTCAAAAAATAGAGAAAGAACCTAATTACTCTTATGTGGCGGCGAGGCTCCTTCTTTCTGCCCTGTACAAAGAAGCGTTCGGTGAGAGCGTAGACAAAGACACATACGATCATCAGTATAAAATATCCTTTATCCGAAACACAAAAAAATTAATCAAAGAAGAAATACTTGACGAAAAGCTATTAGATTTTGATTTAAAGCACCTCTCTGAGCACTTGAGACTTGAGAGGGACCACAGGTTCAAATATCTCGGACTTCAAATACTAGGTGATAGATATCTACACCACATAGAAGGAAGAATAATGGAAACGCCTCAAGCGTTTTGGATGCGTGTCTCTATGGGGCTTGCGCTTAACGAAGAAAACAAAAATGAAAAAGCTATTGAGTTTTATAATACGTTGTCTCAGTTTTATCTGTGTTGCTCTACTCCTACCCTTTTTAATAGCGGTAGTACTCACAGTCAGCTTTCCAGTTGCTATCTTAATACTTTTGACGATTCAATTGACGGAATTTTTGAGGGTTTGTGGCAAGAAGCTAGAAAGTCCAAATTTGCTGGAGGTCTAGGGTTTGACGTAAGCAACTTCAGAGCAGTTAATTCCTATGTAAAGGGCACGAACGGCAAGTCTTCAGGCCTAATCCCTTGGCTCAAAATCTACAATGACACCCTAATCGCTGTAGATCAAGGAGGCAAAAGACCGGGGGCGGGATGTGCTTATCTTGAGCCTTGGCATCTAGATATAGAAGATTTCTTAGAGCTCAAAAAGAACACCGGAGATGAACGCAGAAGGTGTCATGACATGAACACCGCTAATTGGATCCCAGATTTATTTATAAGAAAAGTTCAAGAAGATGGAGACTGGTATCTATTCTCCCCATCAGACGTAAGAGATCTTCATGAATTACATGGGGATAAATTCGACAAAAGGTATAAAAAATACTGCAAGATTGCAGACAGCGGCGAATTAGAAAACTTCAAGGTCGTAAAAGCCAAAGACCTATGGAAAAAAATGCTAAGGACCCTTTTTGAAACGGGACACCCTTGGATGACCTTCAAAGACAACGCGAACATGCGCTATTCCAATAGTCACGAAGGGGTAGTCCATAGCTCGAACCTCTGTACTGAAATATTTTTACACACAAAGCCCTCCAGATTTAATGAGGGGGAAAAAGTCGAAGTGGGAGAAACTGCCGTATGCAACCTAAGCTCCGTAAATTTAAAAGAACACTTAAAAGACGATGGTACTTTGGATTTTGATCAACTAGCTAAAACCATAGAAATCCAAATGCGTATGCTGGATAATGTAATTGATCTAAATTTCTATCCAACTAAAGAGGCTGAAAATTCAAACTTAAAACATAGACCCGTTGGGGCTGGAAGCATGGGGTGGGCAGATGTATTTCACTCCTACGAGGTGGACTTCTCAAGCGATGATGCAGTTAAGTTTTCAGACGAGCTTTACGAGTTCATTTCTTATCACTGTATTTTAAACTCAAATAAACTCTCTAAAGAAAGAGGAGCTTATTCCACTTACGACGGATCTTTATGGAGCCAAGGCATATTCCCCATAGATACTTATAAAAATCTAATGGATTACCTTGGGGAAAAACCAATAATTCACAGAGGGAAAAAGTTTTGCCCAGAACTAGACTGGAAAGAGCTAAGAAATAATATTAAAGATCACGGAATGCGTAATAGTAATACTATGGCTATTGCCCCAACCGCAACCATTTCTTATATCCAAGGCTGTTCTCCTTGCATCGAACCAGATTTTTCAATTCTTTTTGTCTATGAGAATAAAAGCGGCAACTTAACTATTGTTAATGAATGGTTCATAAAAGAATGCAAAAAGAGAGAGATATGGAATCAGGGCCTAGTTGATGCTATAAAATCAGTAGACGGAGATATATCTCTGCTTAATGGGGACATACCGGAAGATCTAAAATCTAGATTCTCCACTTGTTTCGATAGGGATCAATTTAAATTAATAGACTCAGCAGCAGCCAAGCAAAAATGGATCGACATGGGTCAGTCTCTTAACCTTTTTAATAAAGAGACATCATTAAAATACTTGAACGACTTATATATACATGCTAGAAATAGAGGCTTGAAAAGTACCTATTACCTAAGAAACCTATCTGCAAGTAAAATAGAGAAATCAACAAACACTCCCATGCAAGAGATAGAAGACAAGCACGAAGCCATAGAAGAAATGGTTGCCTGTAGTGTTTTAGACCCTACGTGCGAAAGCTGCCAATGACCGACAATAAATTAGAAGAAGGGGAGGGAGGCGTATTCGTAGAGCTAAAAGAATACCAAGAGGCCGTAGACATATTAGTAACAAATAAAGATATAATATTAGAAGAATTAAAAAATTTATTAAAAAATAACATTGACTGGTCTGTGTGGGATGAAGCTAATTACTCCGCTAAAAAAAATCATTTTAGTAAATCATCGAATGAAGATTTATTAAAACGGTTAGACAAAATAAAAAAAAATCCAGAGAAAGTAAAAGAAACATGGCTGTTATTTGGGTTGGTATTAGACACAAATAAAATTGAAAAGAATATTATTCAAATGCCCGAGACAATGAACATACTTGGGCAAATACCTAATTTATTAAATGCTGGTTTTTCTTGCTTAACCCCTAACACATCGACAAGACTTCACAACGAAAAGGACAAAGGCTTTCATAGAATACACTTGCCATTGATAATACCAGAAGGTAATTGCGCGATTCGAGTACAGGACGAGATTAGAAAGTGGTATGATTGTGAGGACGTATTAATATTTGACGACAGAGAATGGCACAACGCATGGAATTATACAGACAAACCAAGATATGTATTAATAGTTGACGTTTTAAGGAATAGAAAATTTAAATAACAACAATGACCGACAAGGAATTAAAAGAAAAGGCCGAAGAGTCGAAGCTCTTGGGGAATAACGACCTCGCAATAGTCCTATACACATATCTAGGATCAAAACATCTGAACATGAGCAGCGATTTCGCAAGACACTGTCAGAGCTTTGCCAAAAAAGGAGTCGAAGAAATAGACATGAACTCTAATAGAGAAAATAATTAATGAGCAAAACAGGATTATTACTTGAGGAAAATACAACTGGAGTAAACCAGATCCTACCGCACAAGCACCAATACGCTTGGGACTTATTCCTTAAAGGCGTAGCCAATAACTGGTCTCCAGCAGAAATCAACATGTCTATTGACATAGAGCAATGGAAAGGGGACGATTTAACCAAAGACGAAAAATTACTTGTCAGAAGATGTCTTGGGTTTTTTGCTGGAAGTGAGTCCTTGGTCGGCAATAATTTGCTTCTTAATGTCGCGAAATGGATAACTGACGCTGAGTGTGGCCAATACATTATGCGCCAAGCCTATGAGGAGTCCCTTCACAACTGGACCGTTGTGACTTGTTGCGATAGCTACAACCTTAAGATAAATGAGGTGTACGAGGCCTATTTAAGCGTCCCCTCCATTAAGGCTAAAGACGATTTCCTTATGGAAATTACCACAAGCACAAACCGACAAGACTTCTCCACTAAAACAACAGAGGGCAAAAGAGAGTTCCTACGCAATTTAATCATCTATTATATTATCTGCGAAGGAACATTCTTTTTCAGTGGGTTCGCCATGCTACTTGCCCTAGGGAGACAGAACAAACTTCCCGGACTTTCTGATCAAATTAGATACACGTTAAGAGACGAAAGCCTACATATTCAATTTGGCACGTATTTAATAAACACGATTAAAGAGCAATATCCTTCATTGTGGACAAAAAAATTCGAGGAAGAAACAATTAGCCATATTAAAAAAGCCGTAGAGCTTGAGATTGATTATGCTCATGACGTTTTACCTCGCGGGATACTTGGCTTAAATGCTGAAATGTTCGTTGACTACATGAGATACATTGGGAACAGAAGACTCGAAGGAATTGGGATTGACTACTCTTTCGAGGGGGCTCAAAACCCATTCCCTTGGCTATCTGAAATTGTTGATACCACGGCAATGACAAACTTCTTTGAAAGGAAGGTTAAAGACTACCAAAACTCAGGAGTGCTAGAAGACGACTTTTAGATAAGAATCATCTCAGCAGAATAGCTAAAAGTATAAGGTTTAGTGCTACAGAGCAACAGAGGCAGACGACGAACAACCACTTGCTATCTATTTTACTTTTGATTTCAAAATATTCAGATTTTGAAACGACTTTCTTCTCTGCCATTTCAGATCCAGAAACGTCCCAACAATCTCCATCTTTGCATATTAACCACTTTTTAATCATTAATCCTCCCTTTCCGGTATGTAGAACTTCGTCCTCCTGTCCCTTATAAAGCCTTCATCTAAGAGATATTGCATAATTATTTGTATTTCTTTTTCTGCTATGCATTTAGAATTATTGTAGATAAAAACAGTATCGTGCCCCCAGAAGCCATCCTCGCAGAGGCAAACCTTTATCTTATACCCATTGATATGAAGAATTTGCACACATTTATTTACACTATCGCTGATTTACCAGAATTCCTTTTATATTTTTCTTTTCGACTACTCCATACCAAGTAGAATTCCTATTATCTCCAATTAAAAAATATTCGTCTTTTTTAAGGTGAATTGGGTGTTGGTCTACAGGATATAAGCTTTCTCCAAGCCTCATTCTTTCTCTATCTTCCTTTAGCCCTATTCCATCAATCCAAATATAGCCGTCTTTTATTTGTATTTTTTCGTTGGGTAAACCGATTACCCTTTTTATCAAATGATCCCTATTCTTACTTGGATCTTCGACTACTAATATATCCCACCTTTCTGGGGTGACTATTTTGCAATAGATAGTATTAACAAACACTTTTGTTCCATGCTTGAGAGTAGGGTTCATACTATCCCCATCGACCTCAAAAAACTTAAACCCAGAGAAGAAAATGAACCAAAACAGCAGCAAAACCATCAAAAGCCGTGCTTTTTTGTTTAGTGTAAAAATAGACATACCTGTAGTTACACTTTCCGTGTAAATAAACATACCCCCGAAGGAGGGCAAAAGTTATGAGTAAAAAAAATAAAAAGCCAGAAATGAAATGGTGTGACAGGATTGATCCTTGGATTAAATCCAAAATGTCAACTATATCAAAATGGGTTTCCTCTAAAGCTCCCAACTGGGACCCCATTGGAAAATGGCTGGGCACAATGAAGAAAAAGGCAATGAGTATTGTCAGTTGCCCAGATTGCAGAGCAGCAGGTGTTATGATACTGTTTGGGGCATCCGTATGGATGAAATGTATCGATCCTTGGACATCTGTCGCCATGCTCGCTTGGTTAAAAGCGGCATCACTAATACTAAAACACGGTAAAAATTAGAAAACTAACCCCCCTCTTAACGGAGGGGGTTTTTTTAGTGTAACTACAACAAAAGGCATTATTATGGAATTAGACTTTCAGTTTTTCTTCAATGCAATCGTAGGATTGCTAACGTTCTTTGGCGGGTGGGTCTTCAAGATAACTTACGAATCAATAAAGACACTTAGATCCGAACTAGAGCATCTAAAAGAGATCACGGACAAGGAAAACGACAAGCTATGGGCAGATCATAACAAATTAGCTCTTTCGCTCCCTGATAAATATCTAGGCAAGGATGATTTCAGGGAATTTGCTCAAGCAATAAACCATAGATTCGACAGGCTAGAGCAAAAAATAGACAATCTCAGTCATAAGTAAAATTTCTGATGCTTTTTATCTGACCTAGTAAATTTAAGGTGTTTTCGCACGAAATTGTGTCTGTTTTTATGGTCAAGGGGTAATTCAACTGATTGTCTATCCTAACTCCTTCTAGCCTATGTCTAGGCTCAATAAAGTCGTCTACGTAATCAAACCAGCCATGCCCCTTGAGCTCATGGTAGTATTTGTCTATATCCTCTTTTTTTGACTCTACAAGAACGCTCATTTCCAGTTCTGTTTTAGCCATCATAGAGATATATCGGAAGAACAGCCCCTCATTACAAGTTAGGCTTGATATGACTATCAAGTTCATATATACTTTTACACTTTATTATGGGCAGCGAAAAAAAATACAAAACCTCATGTATAACCTCGATTTTCAAAGCCTCCGAATGGATGGAAAGCTTCCTTGACGATATAACAAGGCAGTCAATTTTTGAAGATATAGAATTTATCTTAATTAATGCTAATTCGCCCGAAAAAGAAGAAGAGGAAGAAGTAATTAACCGCTACTTAAGAGAAAACGACAACATAAAATACGAAACCCTAGAAGAAGATCCGGGAGTATATGAAGTTTGGAATACTGGGGTTAAAAAAGCAAAATCTGAATACTTATCGAATTGGAATGTTGACGACAAAAGACACCCAGAGCACATAGAGAAACACGCAAAATGCCTAGATGAAAACCCAGAGGTGGACTTGGCTTACGCTAACGTCCTAATGACTTGCTCTAAAGAAGATACTTACGAAAACAATAACGCTGTTGCTTCATACGACATGCCAGAATTTTCTTATGAAAATCTACTGAAATGCAACATGCCCCATAATTGCCCTGTGTGGAGAAAATCCCTTCACGAAAGATATGGCTACTTCAGGACAGATATGGTTTCGGCAGCAGACTTTGACTTCTGGCTTAGGGCAGCTTCAGATGGTAGTAAATTTATGGGGATTGACGAAACTCTAGGATTGTACTACAAAAACCCAAGCGGAATATCCACGAAGAAAGAAACTCTTTCTGAAGCCGTTAAAGAGGTAAACGACTTAAGAGTAAAATACTCCGGATTGGCTGATTATAGAAATTTCGTGATAAAATGAAGAAGAAAATATCCTATTGCTTATTTGAGCCTAAAGTCTTACACGCTCATAGGACTTGGGATGAAGATAGATTTGATGAAAGTAGATACTGGTTCAATATACCTTCTGTTTTTATAGTAAATAAAATTTTATATCCTGAATATTCCAACTTTTTTTATTTAAGCGAGGGCATAAAAGACCACCCCCTGTTCGAAATCATGGAGGAACTAAGGGGGGAGATTGTTGACTATGAGTTTATAGAAGAAGAATATAACGGCCATCAACCAGCAGTATGGAGGATGCTGCCTCTTTGGGAGGATGTCGAAATATTTATGAGTAGGGATATAGACTCGATGCCTATAAGGGACGAATTCAGAGCGTTTAAGTTTTTTGAAGGAAGCGACTTCTCTGTTCATACAATGAGGTCTCACGCTCATCACTTTAACGCTCCATGCAGGATGCTAATAGGCCTTTCTTCCTTTAAGCCTAATAAAATACCAGAAACTATAAAAAAGAGTAATTTCGCAAAATTCAGAGAAGCTTACAGCGACGAAAACAGATGGGACGCAGATCAAATAGCTATAATAAGAGCCTTTACGACGAATCAATTTTTCACTCCTGATAATTTCTTGGATTCCCCCATTAACCAGCAAAAGAACAATCAAGACTTCGAATGCTTTAAAACCACCGAAGAGTCTTTAGGCTCAGTTGAGGTAAGCGATAAGCAATCACAGGTTTTTGACCTCGTGGAAAAACACAAGATATGCACTTGGGCTGGCGAACCATGTAATGCCAAGGGGGAATTCCTGAAGGATCTTTTCCAGTTCAGCGAGTCCGACAAAGTAAAAGGCGTTATTGAATCAAGCGAGACTTTAAAAAAGTTTTACCTGTGAAAATTTTCCTAGGCAAGCAAACCCCAGAGCACAAAGGAGACACGTCTCGTGAACTTGTCGATATGTGGGAAGAATCTAACTTATGCGAAGTGATTAGAGGCGAAGTAGATGATGTTTTCATATGGGCGGATGAGCCCAATGACGTTCTGCTTTATGAATACGATAGGCATGATGTATATCCGGGGCTACCAAGAGAATGTAATAAAGCGTTATTCGCTGGTATGCAGCATGAATTTGGAAGAGCGTGGATTTACTGGGGGAGACACCCAAGAAAATTAGAGAGTAAAATATCCGAGGGGGCCAAAGCCTACGAAGAAAGAAATATCGAAAGTATTTTTTTAGGCAAGGTTGAGAATAAAGTCCAACAATACCACAGAACCGAACATGATTGGAGTAAAGCCATTGAGCTTTTTAAAATGCCCATGAAGTTAGGCGACAGCTTTAACTGGCCGTACACTCAAGACGAATACCTAGACAAACTAGCTAATTCCAAATTTGGCTTATGCATGGCTGGATATGGCCCTAAATGTAACAGAGAAATTGAGCTAATGGGGCTCGGCGTAGTGCCGTTGATGATAAGCAACGTATGCACCATTTATCACAACCCAATAAAAGAGGGGGAGCATTTTTTAAGAGTCGATAGCCCCGAACACGCCAGAGAAGTTATAAGTAATTGCAATAAAGATCAATGGAGGTATATTTCAAATAACGCCAGAAATTGGTATGAAGAAAACTGCTCAAGGGAAGGATCCTTCAAAGTGACTCAAGAAATCGTGAACTTAGAAGCTTGGTAACGCACGAGCAAAGCTTCACACGGAGAAAATAAGAAATGTCTGAATTAATCATACATCACCACCTTGGGTTAGGAGATCATATCTCCTGCAACGCTTTGGTTCGATATGTTTTAGATAGAGGTGGCCATGATTCTGTTGATGTCTTTTCAAAAAAGCATCATCTCGAAATGGTTGAGTTTATGTATCGCGACGACCCCAAAATAAATGTGATTAGCATTAATCCGAGAGATGCTAATCATGAATTAGAACTTGTTTACGAACATGCGAAAAGAAATTCGCAAAAAGATTTTCTTCGAGTCGGTCATGAATTCTACTCAAAGGAACCATCTTCAGAAAAAAATTGTTGGGAATATTTTTATGAGCAATTAAACATACCCCATCACATTAAAGTTGACTATTTCAAACTGAAAGTAGATCGACAAGAAGAACAGCGAGTTTACGACAAGTTAAACCCAAACAACGAAGATTACATTTTTGTTCACGACGAGTCCTCAACAAGCCATTACCCTCTTAAAATAGAAAGCAATTTAAAAGTAATAAAAAATGACTCGACTGAAAATGCGTTTTACTTCACTAAAATATTAAGAGAAGCAAAGGAAATTCATGTGGTGGAAAGCTCCTTTAAGTGTATGCTTGATCTTTTGGACACGCAAGGCAAACTGTATTATCACGATAGAGAATACAATACTCTAGGAAAAACTTTTAAAGAATGGGAGATTGTGCGTTATGAAAATTGAAGTTTCAAATGGAGAGATCCTCGACAAGTATTCCATTTTGGAAATAAAATTAGATAAAATACCTGATAAAGATAAACTAAAAAATATTGCTAGTGAAATGGGAAGCATCAGAGAAACTTTTGAAAACATTAACTGCAATCAAAAGGTACGGGAAAAATATGACCTATTAAAATCTATAAATCTTTCTTTGTGGGGGATCGAAGACGGCATTAGGGAAAAGGAAAAAGAAAACAATTTTGATGATTCTTTCGTGCAATTGGCAAGATCAGTCTACATTACAAATGATAAACGAGCAGAAGTTAAACGTGAGATTAATCAAATGACCCAATCTATTTTTTTTGAAGAGAAGTCGTATAAAGGATAACTCAAATATAGAATCCTAATTATGAAAAGGGTAATTAGCTTTAGCTTATGGGGAAGCGACCCCAAATACACTATAGGGGCGATCAAGAACGCAGCATTGGCTAAAGAAATTTTCCCTGAGTGGGTTTGCAGGTTTTACGTCGGTAAGTCTGTACCTCTCGATATAATCGATAAATTAAAAAAATTTGATAATGTCGAAATAAAAGAGATGGACGAAGAGGGAGATTGGACGGGAATGTTTTGGAGGTTTTACCCAGCGTCTGAACCAAACGTATTAGCCATGATTTCTAGAGATACTGATAGTCGCTTAAGTTATCGCGAAAAATCAGCGGTAGACGAATGGATGCAAAGCGATAAAGGTTTCCATATCATGAGGGACCACAACGGTCACTCCGCTCAAATACTGGGGGGGATGTGGGGGGTAAAATCCACAATTTTAAAAGACATGAAGACTTTTATCGACGAGTACCAGAAGGGGAACTTCTGGCAAGTGGATCAAAATTTTTTATCGAGTAAAATCTATCCTATTATTGAAAACGATTGCCTTGTCCACGATGAATTCTTCAGCTTTAACCCCCACGCCAAACCGTTCCCAATGAAAAGAACTGGCGGTTACAAAGAAAACAAAAACCCATATCGCTTCATCGGAAAATCATATGGACATGATGATGTAAGCGACGATAATGTTGTCTGGAAAATCGATGAAGCCTAAACTTAAAATTAATTTTGTAGATTTCTGGCTCAATTTTCAAAAAAATAATAATTACTTCTACCACTTGTTATCTCAAAAATATTCCGTAGAGATAAATGAAGATGATCCAGATCTGTTATTTTTCTCCGTAGATTACGCCAACCAGAAAGAAAGAGACAAATACAAAGACCACAGATGCAAAAAGGTTTTTTATACGGGGGAAGGGGTTTCGGCTAACTTTGACAATGATGACTCGATAAGCGTTTCAAATCATGGAGCTAACTACAGCATAGGCAAATGTGACTTTGCCTTTACTTTTGATTTCTCCAACGACCCAAGAAATTACAGGCTACCTTTATGGGCTCTTCATATAGATTGGTTCGATAAAGGCGGCTACACGAACCCAAGGTTTCTAATACCTTTAGACAAAATCCATGACAACCAATTTATCGACACCCCGAAAACTAAATTTTGTGCCACTATCTTCAGTAATCCGGTCAAAAGCAGAATAGATTTCTACAACAAACTTAGCCTATACAAACCAATAGATGGATTCGGCAAACCATTTGGTAACTGGACTGATGGGGAAGATATAAAATATAAAATACTTAAAGATTATAAATTTTCGTTGTGCTTTGAAAACAACGCAAGAAGCGGCTATTTCACCGAAAAGCTGTTCCACGCCAAGATAGCCGGAACGATTCCAATCTATTTTTCTAATGACGATTTCGGAAAAGACTTCAACGAAGAATGCTGTCTTAATTTATGTCATTTTGAAACGCGGGAACACTTGCTGGAGAAAATAGTGAAGGTAGATAATGATAGAAATATGTATAGAAAAATATTCAATCAGCCCCTTTTTATTGATAATAAAATAAATCAATCTTTCTACCCAGAGAATGTTCTGGACTTCTTTGACTCTTCTGTCTTAAAATGACAAATTGAAGATCTTTAGATCCAAAGTAGACTGGAGCCACTCTTTTCAGGAGCTTATAACCCTTTGGGAAAAAAAAGGCTTTTGCGAGGTCGTAGAGACCAAAGAGCAATGCTCTTGGGGCGAAGAGCTTGGGGGGATTTTGCTCTATGAGCACGATGGCCTATCTAGCTTGCCAGTAGATTGGGATATAGCCCTATTTGCGAATGAGGTTTACAACGGAAGCAATACTTCTCCTTGGGTTTACTGGCCTAAACACCCCAAAAAAATGGCCGATTCGATTAATGAATTCGGCATATATAACTTTGACCAAAGAAACATAAGTTCCATATTTTTAGGCAAGGTGCAAAATACTACCCAACTTGAAAAAAGGACCTCAAAGAACTGGAATGAGTCTGTTGAGGTTTTCTCCATGCCTATCGAGCTCAATGGCAAGTCAGAATATAAAACCCCATACGAAGATTATTTATCTCAGATAAGAAACTCCAAATTCGGATTGTGCCTATCTGGATGCTCCCTGAAGTCAAGCAGGGAAATAGAGCTAATGGGGTCAGGTACAGTTCCCATATTCACGGAGAACGTAGACAATAAATACTTTGAGCCGTTGAGGGAAAACTATCATTATTTTTACGCTGAACATCCGCAACAAGTAGAAGATATAATAAATAGCTGCTCAAAAGAGCAATGGAGAGAAATGTCTGCTCACTGTGTCGATTGGTATTTTAGAAATGCCTCCATTGAAGGTTCGTTCGAAACTACCGAGTATATAATACAAGAATTGAGAAAAGAAAAAAATGGAAGCTGACCCATACGAAGATTTTTTAAAGGCTCTATTAAGCAAAGAAGAAGCTAATATAGCATTTAGCAAAGAAGTCCTTAACGGAAATCCATTTTGCGCGGCAAAGATCGGCATGGTAGAAGCCATGTCTTTAATGCATTATTTCCAACACTCGGAACCCAGAACCTACTCTGGGGTAGGGAACCTTATGTTTGTTAACGCGGGAATTTTCCCGCCTGAAGCAAAAAGCTTTGATGAATTCAATGAAGAGTACTTAGATCACATAAAAGATTTGGACTTTTTTGGAATGTGGATATTTGGTCCCGAACCGCAAGGAGTTACCGAAAAAAATGTTTTCACGGATTACGCAAAAAACGCAGTGATAGTTAAAGCTGGGTCTTGGGATCCTTTCCATTATAAAGACCCTTGGACTAAAGAGCTAAAAGGCAAGAAGGCTCTTGTTATATCCCCTTTCGCAGAGACAATCGAAAAACAATACAAGAAAAGAGAATTGCTCTGGGAAAACCCAAATATACTACCAGAATTCGAAAGCCTTAATACAATACAATGCCCAATGTCTGCGGGAATGGTAGGAGAATCCCCTTTCCCTAGCTGGAAAGATGGCCTAAATAAGATAAAAGAGAATATGGAAAAAATAGATTTTGACGTTTGTTTTGTAGGGGCTGGAGCTTGGGGCTTACCTTTGGCCGTTCACGCAAAAAGAATGGGCAAAATTGGAATACATAGCGCAGGAGATACCCAATTAATTTTTGGAATAAAGGGAAAAAGGTGGGACGACAATCCGGGAAGGGGAGGGGCTTATTACAACGAGCATTGGGTAAGGCCATCTAAAGATGAAACCCCGCAAAATAACTCCTTCATAGAAGGGGGGTGTTACTGGTAGCATGAAAACCTTCATAGTCCATTACACGAAGCTAAAAGACAGGAGGCACTTCATGGACCTTCAGTTGGGCAAATTAGGAATAACAGCCGAATACATAGAAGACTTCGATCAAGAAGACCTTACACCCGAAATAATAAATTCCGTTTATGAAAAATCACCAGAAAATTACGAAAATAAAATTAAAGGCTTATGGAACGAAGACGAATTTAAATACAGGGAGTTGGTCTTACCAGAAATTTCTTGCACCATAAAGCACTTTGAAGCCGTTAAAAAGGTCGCGGAAGACGAAGGCGAATACGGCTTTATCCTAGAAGACGATGTAGTTTTCTCAAAAGACTTTAACGAAAAATTTGAACACAATCTGAAAGCTACCCCAGAAAATTGGGATGCAATTTTTGTAGGGTCTGGGTGCGGGTTTGGATTTCAAAGAGTTAAATTATCTAGCTCGGAAAGAGTAAGTCATAACTGCTTTTTGATAGACCACCCAGCAACTAACTGCGCCGAAGCTTACTTACTTAAAAAGGAGACAGCAAAAGCTATCATAGATTCAGTATACCCATTTAATTTAATTAGCGATTGGGAATTAGCGTACCAATTCTATAAATTAAACCATAAAGTTTACTGGTGGTGTCCATCATTAATAGAACAAGGGTCAAAAAACGGAATGTACGAATCGACTCTAGACATCGGGCAAAGATAAATGAAGACCGTAGCCTTTAAAGACAACGCTCTTGCAGAGAGAGGGACTGGAACTGCTCTATACAACTACGCCTTCTACAACGAGCACCTACTTGGGAATAAATCTATAATTTTATACGACAAACTAAGAGAAGACCAAAATAACTTAGAGGTAGTGCAAAAATTTAAAGATAAGTTCCCAGTATACGGCATAGAAGACTTTAATGAGGGGGACAAAATATTAAAAAATCATAACTGCAATTATCTATTCATTATTGAGGGTGGAGACCAAGATAAAATGGCGAATGGATCCCCCCATAAAAGCTCTTTCGCGAAAACTTGCCACCAGTGCGTATTCAATTGTCACTTGCCGAGAGGGGATATTTATTGCTCTATAGCTCCATCAGTGAAAGGCAACGACGGCAAATATCCGGTAATCCCTAGGATGATTGACATAGACACAAGCGTCAAAGAGGACATGAGGGGAAGACTAGGGATACCTGACACAGCGACTGTTTTCGGAGGCTACGGAGGCAAAGGCCAATTTGATATTCCGATAGCCCAAATCGCAGCAAAGCTAGTAGCGAGAGAAGACCCAAATGTTTATTTTCTATTCGCTAATTTTCCAAGGTTCTGCGAAGAGTTTCCAAATATCATTCACTTACCCACCATCATAGACGTAAAAGAAAAAGTAAGGTTCATAAACACAACAGATGCTATGTTGTGGGCGAGAAGCGATGGAGAAACTTTTGGCCAAGCAATTGGCGAGTTTAGCTCAATGAATAAACCGATCATATGCTGCAATCCCCATAGTGATAGAGCTCATTTAGACATACTAAAAGAAAAAGCCATTATGTATCATGACCTAGACAGCTTAATTAAAATATTGGTAGAATTTAAAAAAGACGAAATGTCAGAGCAGGATTGGAATGCCTACGGGGAATTCTCCCCTAGCAAAGTAATGAAAAAATTCGACGATATATTCCTTAGCCATGAAAAATAAAAAAGATATGAAAATTGGATTTGTTGCAAGTTGCTGGGATTTGCTTCACGCTGGTCATTGCCTGTTTCTTAAAGACGCAAAGGCTCATTGTGACTACCTAATCGCTGGCCTCCAAACGGATCCAACGATAGATAGGCCAGAAAAAAATAAACCAATAATGTCTTTCGACGAAAGAAGAATCCTTTTGTCGGCCAATAGATACGTTGACGAAATAATGGTTTATGAAACTGAAAAAGACCTTGAAAAAGCTCTAGAAAAAATGCGCCCAG